AAAGGGTTTTTAAAGCGGTTCAGGCAACAGCAATTACAGGGGCCTCCGGGTGTGCGTGGAGCTTCAGGTCACGGTCTTTTTGGCACGTTTAAGCGGACGTTTTTGGTCTCGCCTACTATCGAAGGAATGGGTATCGAGATATTTTCTAACTCAAAGATCGCCAAACTTCACGAGACCGGCGGAACCGTTACAGATCCCGGCGGTGGCAGACTTGCAATACCTCTATCTGCACGTAAGCAGATGTTTACCGCAAGGGGCAAACTCCGTGCGAGGTATAAACAGCCGAGGTCATTGAGGAATGTTAAGCGCATGAGGTTTAAGGGTAAGACTTTTCTTGCAAGAGTTACTAAGCGTGGCCAGAAGATTTTACCCCTTTATGTTCTTAAACGTCAGGTGCGGATAAAACCGAGGCTTGGTTTTTACAGGACATGGGACGGCTTAGTTAATTACAGGATTAATATCCTGAATAATTCAATAGATAAAGCGTTGAGGAAGATTTAATGGAAACAGTCAGGGAAAGAATTTTACAGAATATAAAAACGACTATCGAAGGCGTAACTGTTGCGAATGGGTATAACTTTGATTTTACCCCTCAGACAGTCCAGCGATGGTCAATGCACGGCAATCGCATGGTTGATATGCCTATGGTTGTTATTAGTCCGGGTGATGAGGATGAATCAAGTTCGCCCCATCCTTTTGAAGAATGTTTACTGTCGGTGTATCTCGATCTGTTTTATGTGACTGATGAAAACGATCCAGTGCCGACAGATACATATTTAAATAGATTACAGGGAGATATTAAAAAAGTAATTTTACAGGATACCACTCGTGGCGGTGAGGCGATCGATACAGATGTTTTGGGAACAACGCCGTTTGAAACGACCGAAGCTCAACCGTATGCGGGAATAATCATGGAGCTTAGGGTTCGTTACCGTCATTTGCAGTCGGATCCTACAGCCAAGAACTAAAAGGAGGACGCATATGTCAATGCTTGTAAGAAAACGACAGCTTGCGGCTAAGGTTGAAGCAGTTGAAGGCGTTGCCGAAACACTTGCGGCTATAGACGCTGGGATACTGGTCAATTTTTCGCCGAAGGCAAATTATGATCCACAAATGTACCAGCGGGATCCGGTCAGGACTTCGCTTACTAAGATGGGTAAGCTCGCAGGGAAACGTTCTGCCGGTATAGATTTCAGTATCGAGCTGAAAGGTTCAGGGTCTTTAACACAAGAACCTGAATGGGCGAATCTTGTTAGAGCATGCGGTTTTGCGGTTAATGCTTTGAAGAAGATCGCAATCGGTGCGATTACGGGCGGACCCTACCAGCATGGTGAGACCATTACTGGTGACACTTCAGGAGCAACCGGCAGAGTTGTTGTTGAGACGTCTACGGGTGCTTCCATTCTCTACTTCGTGCCTTTAACAGGAACGCTTGAGAGTGGTGATTTATTAACCGGCGGAACATCAGGGGCAACGTCAACAGCTTCGGGAGATCCTGCGGATTCAGGGTATGAGTTAAAGCCTATCAGCAGTTCGATTCTTTCGTTGACCATGGGGCTTTTTGAAGATGGCGTGCGAAAAGTCATTAAGGGTTGCCGAGGAACTGTTAAGTTTGCTTTTAAGATCGGCGAACCAGCAATGCTTGATTTTAGCTTTAAAGGTGTTGAGTCGGGTGTTGCGGATGTGCCTATGCTTTCAGGATTAAGTTTCGATGCAACGGTACCGCCTGTTCTTTTAAACGCCACTATGACATGTTATGGGGTTTCGCTTAATGTTGGCGAGGTTGATATTGATGTTGCCAACACTCTCGCCTCAAAAGACAAGATTGACGATTCCAAAGGCATTTTGTCTTACATGGTTACAGGGCGTGACATGCAAGGAACGTTTAACCCTGAAATGGTGCCTGTAGCAACGCATGACTTTTTCACGAAGTGGTTTAACAATACGCCTATGGTTCTTGACCTTGCTTACGGAGAAGCTGACGGCAACAAGTTCAGGTTTTATGCTCCGAGCATTGTTTATAACAAGGTTGATGACGGCGACCGTGACGGAATCCAGCTTGCTCAGACTTCATTTGATTTAACAGGTTCAATGGAACCTGGTGACGATGAACTGGCAATATTACTAATCTAAAAGGAGGTTTTTTATGCTTACAGGTATTGATATTAATTCGACAAGACAACATATTTCAAAACTCGATCCGGACAAAGATAATCCGACGGTATTTCATATCGGGTTGCTCGACCCTGTGTTGCGTGCGGAAGTTGATGATGAAAGCAGTTCTTATGAGATGAGTTCAACAAACCCGAACGATAAAGCTAAGGTAAGACTTAACTGGAACAAGCGTCAGATTATGGCGATTAAGTTCGGGCTTAAAAAGATGGATAATTTTCTCGATCCGCAGACTAGAAAACCTATGGAGCTGAAGTTCGAGACAATCCATTATGCTGGCAAAATGCGGGATGTCGTTCCCGATAGGATTATTGGTATGTTCCCGAATGAGCTTAGGACAGAACTGTCCGAAGTCATTTTGAACGAGTCAAGGCTTTCGGAGGGCGAACAAAAAAACTGACACTGGCGGTTCATTTGGGCGACCTCACCGTGAACTGCCATAGCTGTTTAGGCGGGAAAAAGATTAAATGCGAATATGAAGTGCCGGGTCAAGAGATCTGGGAGCTTAACGGTCAGCAGTATCGAGGATGCCCTTTTAAAATCGTCAAACGTCAGTCGGCGAATTTTCTGAGGGCATTTCAGTTTTATAAGCAAGGTTATCTTCCCAACGCAGGCACTTGGCTGGATCAACCAGCCAAATTGATTGATGCATTCGAGGTCATTGAGAAGGCGCTTCAATCATTAGAGTTTGAGCGTGAAAAAAGAAGGAATCGGTTTAAGCGATGACAAACAAACAGTTATCAATAATTTTAAAGTTAAAAGACGAAGCCTCAAGGCGCCTTGAAGGTGTTCGAGGTAATTTGCAGAGGTTCGCCAACTCATGGAAGAAGAACTGGCTTGCGATCACTGCGGCTATTACCGCAAGCATTATGGCATTGCGCAAAGCATGGGAGCTTATGGAGCTTGGAGCAAAAGTTGAACAACAGAAAATGGCTTTTGAGAACCTTGCGTCTTCTCTTGGCATGAGTTCGGAAAAGATAATAAAGGATTTACGCAAGATGTCCGGTGAGACCATGTCTACTGCGGAAATTATGGGCAAAGCCTCACAGGCAATGATTTTGGGAATCGACCCTACTAAACTATCCAAGATGATGGAGATATCTCGTGCGTCAGCTCGTGCTTTTGGAAAAGACGTTGGCTTTATGTTCGAGAGTATCGCTATTGGTGTTGGTCGCCAGTCAAAACTAATCCTCGATAACTTGGGGATTATTGTGAGTGCGGGAACAGCATATGAGAAGTATGCAAAATCAATCGGCAAATCTACTAAAGAATTAACCGAGCTTGAACGCAAGCAAGCCTTTTTGAACGCCACGCTGGAAGCTGGTGAAAGGATTCTTCAGCAGATAGATACTTCTACAATGACAAACTTAGAGAAAATGCAGAGGCTAAAGGCTGGATGGGAAGATTTTGCGGTAAAGATAGGTCAGGCTTTATGGCATGTGTTGGGATTCTTGCAGGCGTTTATGAATCATCTTGTGACAGGTATTTTTACTGTTCTGGAATACGGTTCTTTAGCAGTCAAAGGTTTTGTTCAGGGGATCACTACCGCATTGAATGGTCTTTTAAGTGTAGGCATTGAGTTTTTCCAAAAGCTGATGGTTCCGCTCATTAAGTTTTACGAACTGCTTGGAAAATTACCCGGCAACATCGGAGAAACGTATCGTCAGGCTTCTTTAGAGGTCAAAAAGTTTTCAGATAGCCTCGAGGAAAATAAAATCAAGTTTAATGTCAGCGGTCTTACGCAAGGATTAGATCAAGCACGTCAGGCGTTTAAACTTGCGGCTGAGGACAGTGCTAAGGACGCTATTGAGCAGTACGAGCTTGTGTTTGCTAAGGTTAAAGAGACAGGTGTTAATACAGCTAAGGTGTTGCAGGAAGTTGCTGGTCAAATTGGCGAGACTGCACAAGAAGCAACAAAGCAGTTCAGCGCAATGGAAGAATTTGCAAAGCAGTCAGCACGGAATATGCAGAACGCATTTTCGCAGTTTTTCTTCAAGGCGTTTACTGGTGAGCTACGCAGTGTCAAAGAAGTCTTTGCTGATTTCGGGCGTGCGATTTTACAGATGATTTCAAACATTTTGGCAAAGCTACTGCTTATCAAGATGTTTACAGCAATGGCCGGACCCAGTGGCAAGATTTTCGGAGTATCTGTTGGTGCTCTATTCCACCAAGGCGGGATGGTTAGAAAACATCGTGGCGGTTTGATAAGAGCGCATGATGGGCTTGCTCCGGATGAAGTGCCGATTATCGCACAGACTGGCGAAGGCGTGCTTTCACGCAGAGGTATGAACTCTTTGGGCGGTTCAGACAATCTTAGAGCGTTAAACGGTGGCGAAGGTGTATCTGGTGGCGGTGTGACTATTAATGTGAACCAAGTCGTTCAGGCATGGGACGCACAGGATGTTTGGCGTAACCGCAAAATGCTTTCAAACGCTATTGCGGATGATATTTATAACAACGGAAAGATCAGATCTGTTATTAGGAATTACACATGAGCGAATTTACAAGTTTACCAGATTTTGTTTTTGAGGAAACGGTTGAATATAAAACCCTTGTCTCGGAGTTTGAAAGCGGTGTTGAGCAAAGACGGCGTAAATGGGAAAACCCTTTGCGTAAGTGGCGACTCCGTTTTAAGAACCGTATTAAAGCAGATATGCAGACGGTGCGTGACTTTTTTTTGAGCAAGTACGGTTCTTTCACAGCGTTTACGTGGACGAACCCGAACGACTCGGTTGAATACACTGTCAGGTTTATTGAGGATAGTTTTAAGTTTTCCATGAAGGCTCATGAGGTTTATGACTTTGAGTTTGATTTAATTGAGGTGAAGTAATGCCAAGAGACGTTAATGCCACATTTAGAAACGAGAAAGCGAAAAAAGAAAACGCCCCTATCTTTTTATATATGCTTAAAGAATACGACGGCGTGGATGACCTTAATTTTGCAGGGTTTGATCAGGATGTGACATATAACGGAACGGTTTATACGAGGTTCCCTATTAGGCATGAGTTTGTTGCTGAGAATAATCAGGGGCAGATTGATCAGGTAAAAATCACGCTGGCTAATGTATCACGATTAATTGAGTTTTATCTTGAGCAGTACGACTTTCGTGGAAAGAAAGTCATCATCCGCACTGTTTGGGCGGATCAGTTGGCAGATCCCGATGCGTATATTGATGACGTTTTTTATATTGATAACTATACAGCGGATCAGAGCAATGTTGAGTTTACGCTTACGGGAAAGTTTGACGTGCTGGGAATTGATTTACCTGCTCGCAGGTACGCACGCAATTATTGTGTATGGAAATTTAAATCCGCTGAGTGCGGATATGCAGGAGCAGAATTAACATGCGACAAAACACAACAGAGATGCAAACAACTGGAAAATTACCAGCGGTTCGGCGGTTTCCCTTCGGTGCCGACGAGACGGATCTACATCATGTAGAGAAGCTGATTGTTAATAAGTACCTCGGCATTCCCTACAAGCACAGGGGCAGGACGCTAGACGCTCTTGACTGCTGGGGTTTTTTGAAACTGGTGTATGCCGATCTGGGATTTGAGTTGTTTGATATAGAAAACCTTGAGTATGAGAAGGTCTGGGGACTACGTGGCAAAGATTACTTCAAGGAAAACTACGAGAACGACTGGGGAAAAGTTTCTAAGCCTGATGTTTTAGACGCTATTCTCTTTGTAAATTCAAGAGGCATTGCCAATCATGCGGGTGTTGTTTTTAGGAACAGGAAGTTTATCCACTGTTGCAGGCAGGGAGTTATCGTTTCAAGGCTTGACGATCAAAGCTGGGTTAATAAGACAGAAGGTTTTTACAGGTTAAGGAAAAGAAAATGGTAGTAATACGAAATATTGATAATCCTTTCAAACTGGAAGAAGCGCAAGTTAAGGAACTTACCTTTTCAAGGGATAAGTCTTTGCGTGTTTTCTTGGATGAGTCAGGGTTTGATTATAAGGATAAGCGTGTCATCGTTTCAGGCAAACGGATAAGCGAGCTTGACGAGAAAATCGAGAATGGTGATGAGGTTACGATTATTCCCGAGGT